TGATGGAATTAATCAGCAAAAAAGAACTCCCGGAGTAACTCACAGCAATCCAAATCTTTATATCTATTCAAAAGGAACTTCAAACAGCACAGACTATATAAGATTTGAACATGGCGGATCTATATCTGGTGCTCAGATAATATCCGGAGGAACAACTGGAATAAGTATACAGCCGGGATCGGGTGTATTGGGTGTCTGTGGTAGTATACTTGCATCTGGAATTTCTTCACCTAATGTAGTTTACAGCGTAAACAGTCAAACAGGTTCTGTTACAAATATTGCGCAAACAGATGCACAAAATACATTTACACTAGTAAATACATTCAGTCAACCACCAAATTTTAACCAAGGATTCAATGTCGTCAATTCTGGTCCCGCTACATTTGGTGGTTTGTCGGCTGATATGAATTACAATACAGTGTATAGAACTACACTTCAGGCTTATTATGAACCTTATATAAGTCCCAGTATTGTTAGTAATTCTTTGACTTTAGATTTATCGCAGGCTCAAGTTTTCGTGGTAACTCTAACTAACACAATCAATAGCATAACAATTCAATCATTACCAGCAATTTCTGGATCAGTTAGATCAACAGGATTTACATTAATTATAAAAGCAAATACTCCAAATCAAACTATAAATTGGGCAAATATTACTAATATTAAATGGCCTAATGGTACTCCTCCAACAAATATGAGTCTTAATACAACGGATATATATTCTTTCATAAATTTGGGAGATTCAACCTGGTTGGGATTTGTTGGTGGTCGTGGATACGCATACACTTGATAACATAAATATATTCACATGGAAGACATTCTTTATGTAACAGTTTATGGATCTCCGTATGGAATACAGGGCCCAGCAGGAGCTACTGGATCTGTAGGTCCCGGTTCTACTGCTATTGGTCCAACAGGACCCCAAGGAATTCCCGGACCTCAAGGTGATGCTGGTCCAATAGGACCCACAGGTCCAATAGGACCTACTGGACCAACAGGTCCACGCGGCCCATCCGGCCCAAGTTATTTTACTACTAGTACTACTGGAATTACATTAGATTCTTTATCCATCGGAAGTTCAGTATCGTTTACCATAAATGATACAAACGTTGGTTATTCTACCAACCAAACTTTGATTGCTTATGCTAGTGCAAACAATTATTTGGTGGGAACAATAACAAGTTACGGCACAAATACAATCTCTTTAAATGTATTAAAAATTGTTGGTTCTGGAACATATTCTTCTTGGCAAATAAATTTGTCGGGAGAAATTGGTATCAAAGGAAATACTGGAGCAACTGGTGCTACGGGTGCCCAAGGAAACACTGGTAACACTGGTGGCACTGGTCCACAAGGAAATACAGGTAATACCGGTGGAACTGGTCCACAAGGAAATACCGGTAATACCGGTGGAACTGGTCCACAAGGAAATACCGGTAATACCGGTGGAACTGGGCCACAGGGAATTCAAGGTAATACAGGAAATACAGGTGGTACAGGTCCTCAAGGTCTTCAAGGAAATACCGGTAATACCGGTGGAACTGGGCCACAGGGAATTCAAGGTAATACAGGAAATACTGGAAATGATGGTATACAAGGTCCAACAGGAGCAACTGGTGCCACAGGACCACAAGGCAACACCGGTGCAACAGGTGCGACTGGTCAGCAGGGACCTACAGGTAATACCGGAGATGTTTATAAATCTACTTCCTTAACATCTGTAACTCTCGGATCTTTGACCGCAGGAAGTTCTGTTATAATGACAGTCCCTTCTGGACTTGCTTATAGCAAAGTGCAGAGTCTATTAATAGCCGCAAGCATTACACAATATTTTAACGCCACAATGGTTAACTATTCTGGTGTTACGCTCACTTTATCTGTTACTGGAGTATCTGGAACTGGAACCCCAAGCAATTGGGATGTAAACCTATCGGGTTCAGTAGGTCAGCAGGGTCCGCAGGGTATTCAGGGGAATACTGGATCAAATTCTACTGTGCCCGGACCAACTGGACCAACTGGGCCTACTGGTTCCCAAGGACAAAAAGGAGATCAAGGATTACAGGGATTGCCGGGAACTAATGGTAAAAATGGTGCTACCGGTAACACTGGTGGCACTGGTCCACAGGGACCGCAGGGTATCCAAGGTACCACCGGTAACACTGGTGCTACCGGAAACACAGGAGGAACTGGTCCACAAGGTCCTCAAGGCATTCAAGGTACCACTGGTAATACCGGTGCAACTGGTGCTACCGGAAACACAGGAGGAACTGGTCCACAAGGTCCTCAAGGCATTCAAGGCATTCAAGGTACCACTGGTAATACTGGTGCAACCGGTGCTACCGGAAACACTGGTGGAACGGGTCCTATAGGAAATACTGGTTTTACTGGTGCAGGATATACTTCTTTATCTACAAAAACTTCTGGTGGTGGTAGTCAACCAACCACAAATATTCAATTAGGAAGTCAAACATTTATATTTAATCCTGATTTGTATACTGCATTCAATGTAGGTAATAGAGTAAGAATATTCCAAAAAAATGTAATAACAAATTATATTGAAGGAGATTTAACAGGATTAACTTCATCACCCGGAGTTAATACTTCGTTTACAATCAATGCAAATTATTTAAATGGAGATAATACAACATCTACAAATGCATGGACGATGTCTCTTTCTGGAACACAAGGAAATACTGGTGCAACAGGAGCACAAGGAAATACTGGTCCAGTAGATTCTTATGTAAGAACTTTTAATGGATTAACAGGAGATCTTCAAGGAGTTTCATCAGCATTTGGTGGAACTGGTATTGCTTTGTCAGGATCCACTGGTGCAATTACAATAACAAATACTGGTGTTCTAAGTTTTAATGGATTGACTGGTAATGTTACTGGGGTTTCAACAGGAATTTCAAATAACTTTGTTGCATTGCAAACATTTAGTTCTGGAATTTCTGCAAGTGGTGGAATATGTTTTGGAAATGATATAAATGTAAATGGTATAAGAATTGGTAGGGGACCCGGAAACGATACTACAAACACTGTAATTGGAACTCAAACGCTTGTAGGTAATTCTGGTGGAGCATACAATGTTGCAATCGGGCCTCTGTCGATGTTTGCAAATATTGTTGGCTCACAAAATATTGCAATAGGAAATAGTTCGTTATCCGGTACCACCAATACCATAGATTCAATTGCTATAGGTTATAATGCATTGAATACATTGAAAGGTGGAACATCTAATATTGGTATAGGATCAAATGCTTTACTTAATATGAACAATGGCTATAGCAATATAGCCATCGGAAAATATTCAATGGCTTTGTCAAATTTTAGTACCAATAGTATAGCAATTGGTGAAAGAAGTTTATATTCGGCAAATACAGGCACTGGAAATATTGGAATAGGTGAAAGGGCTTTATATTATACTACATCAAATAGTAATAATATTGGAATAGGTTATTTTGCAGGACAAAGAACAATTTCCAATACTGCAATGAATCCAAGTAATTCTATATTTATTGGATCCAATACACGAGGTTTTGTTGGTACTAATGAAATTGTAATTGGACATAATGCACTTGGACTTACGGCTAATGGTATTGTTATAGGAACAACGGCACACACAAACGCCACCATTTATGGATTATTAAATGCTCCCGGAGGAATTTCTGCACCAAATCTAGTAACACTAAATGGATTGTCTGGTGCAATTAATATTGTTGCTGGATCAAATGTTGGTATAAGTTTAATTGGAAACAACAGTATACAAATTTCTTCAAGTGGGTCTGGTGGTTCAAATATAACAAACTATGTTCAATCTTTTAATGGTAATACTGGTGATGTACAAGGAGTTAGTTCTCTAACTGGAAGTACTGGAATTGCACTTTCTGGATCTACTGGAAATATTACAGTTTATAATACCGGTGTACAATCTTTGATTGCTGGTGGTGCAGTTTCTTTGTCTGGTTCTACGGGCAACATTCAGATAAACAATGATGGTGTCAGGCAGATAATTGGAACTTCAAATCAAATTGTTGCGACACCTTCAGGTGGAACTGGAAACGTAACATTAAGTTTGCCAACAAGTCTGTCTAATATTGATGCTATAACAGCAGAATCTAATACTCCTTTAACTTTATCATCTGGTTGGGCTGGTTCTAATCAAAGTACAATAACCCTAAGTAGAGCTAATATTGATACCAATACCAATTTGAATGTAAATAATGCAACTTTAACTGTAAATAATGGAAGTATAAGTATAGTAAATGGTGATGTTGCATTAAGCAATGGAACTGTTAGTTCACCTGCATATGCAGGTAATTTGGTAAACTCTTTTAATGGAAAAACCGGAGCGATCCAAGGAGTAGCATCTCTCAGTTGTACTAATACTTCTGGAATAGCATTAAATGGCTCTATTCCTGCTAGTGGTGTTACTGGTATTATTAGTATAACAAATATGGGAGTAAGAAGTTTAAATAGTAAAACCGGTTCAATGCTTCTATCTGGTTCAACTGGAATTACAGTAACTACTTCTATAACCGGACTAATTACCATTGGTCTCACTAATCTTGTTCAAGGCCCAACAGGAGCAACTGGTGCATATGGAATTAATGCCGGTCTCATCTACAATTATCTCGGATTGTCTTTGACTTGTCCACAGGTATTTGGTGATCCAGGATCTGGAAACTTTGTATTCTTATCTTGTACAAATTTTGGCGCCGTTTGTAATTGCTTGGGTTGTGTAGGCAATGCTTGTTATTCAAAAATAAATATCAGTAATTTTGAATATTATTCTGGTACCAATGTTGTAAGTTATTTGGATACATGGAATTTTTATCAGGGTCCAGTTTCAGGTAATTGGGGATATTTGATTTTTAGATATTACACACAAGAAAAAACAACATTTGCCATGTACTCCATCAATTCATATACAGTTCCTGCCACAGGAAATTATAGAACGATGGATGTAACATGGATGTCTGGTTCAACTTCAGGAATGCTTACAGGAGATAAGTTCTCCATAACTTATCTCCCACCAACATGATAAATAGGAAGTAATGTTCTTCGGAAAGAACAAAACATCTTTAAAATTGGTCAAGCCGCATCCAGAACTGCTGCAAGGCTGTGAATATCATATAATTGAAAATGCTTTCAATCCCAAAAAAATTAAAATGGGTTCTGGACTTGCAAAACTTTATTTAAGAAGTCCAGATGGTGAAGAATATCTTGTAGAAGGAAACATCTCAAAAATAAAAGAAATGTTCTCTGCTGCAAAAACATATGAATCATTGCAGGGTAGAATTTTTAAAGTCAAACGATCTGTTGCAAGTTTGATGGAAAATCAACTTCTAAAAGAAATATCTCCTTGCCAATATGATGAAAAACTTCAATTAGGAAATGGTATCAGTGAACATTATTTTATACAAAAGAATAATGATAAGATTGTCAAGATATATGGCAATTCAAACCAAATCAAAACTCTTTTTGAAGAAGTTGTAATCCCACAGAAAATACAACCAAAACCAGTATTACCACAAACAAAAATTGAAGTTGTTGAAAAAGTAATAATAAAAGAAACAACGCCTGTCATTGGTGCCCAAGGTTTTCAAGGTGAAAAAGGAGATCAAGGTCCACAAGGTGAGCGTGGTCCTATGGGACTCCAAGGACCAAAAGGTGAACGTGGTCCACAGGGTGAACAAGGCGAAATTGGAGACCGAGGACCAAAAGGCGATCATGGCGAACCCGGTTTGCAAGGTATTCAAGGTCCTAAAGGAGAAAAGGGTGATAAAGGCGATCAAGGCGATCAAGGATTGGTTGGTCCAAGAGGTCCTAAAGGTGATCAGGGGATTCAAGGAATCCAAGGAGAAAAAGGAGAGCAGGGGATACCCGGTAAAGACGGAGATCGTGGTGAAATTGGACCTCAGGGGCCAGTTGGTACCCAAGGTCTCCGTGGAGAAAAAGGAGATAAAGGTGATAGAGGATCTGTGGGCCCTGAAGGTCCTGCTGGACCAAGAGGCGAACAAGGCCCTGTAGGACCTGCTGGAAATGATGGAAATTCTCCCGTTGTAGAAGCACAATTCCCGTTAATATTAGAAGATGGAAAGTTGTCTTTTGACTCAGATCATGTAGCAGGAATATTGGATCAATTCAAGAATACTGACATTCAAAATGCTCTCAATAATATTGCCAAATCCAATATTCCTGGTGGTGGTGCCGTAGGAATAGTAACAAAAGATAGTTTTGGGAATGACAAGAGAATTATAAAATCTGTAAGTGATCTTATTTTTACTGGATCCGGTGTTAATATAATACCAAGAAGAAAAAATGTAGAAATTAATATTCCGGGAAGTTCTGGTGGAGGTGGTATTTCCTCGGTAAACGGTATTTCTGGTGATACATTTGGGAATGTAAATGTAAAAAGTCTAATCAATGGGGCTTCTGTACTTAGTCTTGGAGCCACAGGAAGCGTATTGCTACCAAATGGTGCAATGCTTGGTGATGCTTTTAATACTGGTTATGGTATAGATTTAAAAGCTCCAACTGGGGGACTTGGATATGCTGAACTAGTTAGCAATGATTTGAATTCATATGTTTATGTTTCTAATAATGAAATTGGAATTGGAATCACTAGTTATATTTGGACATTTGATAATACAGGTGCATTATCATTACCAGTTGGTGGTTATTTTAAATTTGCAAATGGCACCACTCAAGGTTTTGCAGCTCCAAAATTTACAGAAGCCACTTCTGCACCCTCTATCCAAGTACCGGGAGATCGTTGGTTTAATACAAACACTGGAATTTTATATACCGCAATTACAGGTGCATCGGGATATATTTGGGTTCAACTATAACATAAATATTAAGAACAATGCCTATTGATTTCCCCCCATCTCCCTCTGCTGGTGCAACCTATTCATATGGTGGTATTCTTTGGACTTATAATGGTATAGCATGGGATAAGACCACTGGATCCGGGAGTGGTAACACTGGCAGTACTGGTCCACAAGGTAACACTGGTGCTACTGGTAATACTGGTGGTACTGGTCCTCAAGGTATTCAGGGAACAACTGGTAACACTGGTGGTACTGGTCCTCAAGGTATTCAGGGTATTCAGGGTATCCAAGGCATTCAGGGAACAACTGGTAACACTGGTGGTACTGGTCCTCAAGGTATTCAGGGTATTCAAGGTATTCAGGGAACAACTGGTAATACTGGTGGAACTGGTCCTCAAGGTATCCAAGGCATTCAGGGTATCCAAGGCATTCAGGGAACAACTGGTAACACTGGTGGTACTGGTCCTCAAGGTATTCAGGGTATTCAAGGTATTCAAGGTATTCAGGGAACTACTGGTAACACTGGTGGTACTGGTCCTCAAGGTATTCAAGGTATTCAGGGCATTCAGGGTATTCAGGGAACTACTGGTAACACTGGTGCTACTGGACCCGTTGGTCCTTATGTAATTTCTTTCAATGGTCTCACTGGTGATGTAACTGGAGTAACCACAGGAACCACAAATACCTTTGTTGCCCTTCAATCTTTCACAACAGGAATTTCTGCATCTGGTGGTGTGACTCTTGCAGGAACACTTCAGGGAACAACATCATCTTTCACAGGACTCGTATCCTCTACTGTTGGTTTTTCTGGTCTAGGAACAAATATTACTGGAGTTGTCACTTCATTCAACAATCAGACTGGTGCTGTTACTGGTGTTGGAAGTTTTAACGGTAATACTGGTTCTCTACAAGGTGTATCAAGTTGGAATGGTCAAACTGGAGCAGTAACATTTACCAACTATGTCTCAAGTTTCAATAATAGTACTGGTGCTGTTACTGGTATTGGAAGTTTCAATGGATTGACTGGTGCGGTTCAGGGTGTCTCAAGTTTCAATGGATTGACAGGTTCTGTTTTTGCAGATGCGGTTCCGTGGTCAGTAATTACTTCCGATCAAACTGCAGCAGTAAACAATGGGTACTTTACAAACAAAGCAAGTCTTCTCACACTCACTCTCCCAACTACTTCGGCTGTTGGTTCTGTTTTACGTATAAGTGGAATGAATTCCGGAGGATGGAAAATTGCACAAAATGCATCTGGAGTAATTCACTTTGGAAAGACTGATACCACAGTTGGTAGTGGTGGATATATTCAAAGTACTTTGGCAAGAGATTCTGTTGAATTAATATGCTGCGTCGCAAACAATGAATGGAATGTTATTAGTTCAATAGGAAATATTACAATCGTATGAGTGTATTTACAGGAATATCTTCAATTACTGGTGTTGGTACTATTAGTAATATTGGTCGTATGATTGCATCAGGTCTAGTTCTAGACATTGATGCAGGAAATCCTGCAAGTTATAGTGGATCAGGAACTACTTGGATTGATTTGAGTGGTAATAATAATAATGGTACCATAGTTAATAGTCCTACATATACATCTGCTGGACCCAGTAGTTATTTTAGTTTTGGAAGTGGTCCATCCCAAAGGACCAGTTTTACTTATCAAACTCCAATACAATCAGCATCTACGGCATTTACTTGGGATATATGGGTTTATCCTGTTGCAAATCAAGACGGATATGTTCTAATGGGTTATAGAGGAACTACACCTTTAGAGTTTTACAAAATAACCACTCAAAAATTTGAAATGTATCCTGCAGAAATATTTTATCTATTACCTCTCAATGTTTGGCAAAATGTTACTGCTGTTTATGACGGCTCACAAAGTGGAACTAATAATATGAAACTTTATGTAAATGGAGCCAATCTAGGATTACGAGATTCGGATCAGCCAACTTTTAAAACGAGTGCAATGCCATTTTATGTCGGTGGGGATCCTACTGCAGGTGAATATGCTACTGCAAGAATTAATAGAGTTGCAGTATACAATCGCGCTTTATCACAAACAGAAATTACCAAAAATTTTAATACATTTAGAGGAAGATTTAATCTATGAGTATATATAATATATTCATTGAATAAATATATATAGTACATATGGCAAAGCAATCATCAGTAAACCTTGATATAACAAACAATCCGGATGGATTTGACATCTCAGGTGGTACTGTAGTTAGAAAACTGGGTATTACTGGTGGGGATGTAACTATTGCTGGTTCGGGTTCGGCTGTTATTACATTTCCTACTACTTCAACGACTATCGCTGGTCTTAGTATTACACAATCATTTAGTGCGCTACAATCTTTTAGTTCGGGTCTTAGTGCTGCTGGAGGAGTTACTTTATCATCAAATGTAACTATTCCCTCTGGTTCAACTTTTACGGTTAATGGAAATTTTATTGCCAATGGAAACGTAAATCTTGGTGATGCGATAACAGATGCAATTACTGTTACTGGTCTTTTGGCGGCAAATGGAGGATTGAGTGCTGCGGGTGGAACTTTTAGTGGAACACAAACTTTTATAAACGGAGCTACATTTCAAGGAAATATAACAGCACCAAATATAGTTACAAGTTTCAACGGTCTGACCGGTTCCGTTACAGGCGTTACTACAGGAATTGTAAATACCTTTGTTGCTCTTCAATCTTTCACAACAGGAATTTCTGCTTCTGGTGGTGTAACCTTTGCAGGAACTTTGCAGGGAACCACTTCAAACTTTACAGGACTTGTATCATCAACTGTTGGATTCTCTGGTCCCGGAACAAATATTACTGGAGTTGTTACTTCATTCAACAATCAGACTGGTGCTGTTAGTGGTGTTGGAAGTTTCAATGGTAATACTGGTGCAGTTCAAGGTGTCTCAAGTTGGAATGGTCAAACCGGAGCAGTATCGTTTACAAATTATGTCTCAAGTTTCAATGGTCTCACTGGTGATGTAACTGGAGTAACCACAGGAACCACAAATACCTTTGTTGCCCTTCAATCTTTCACAACAGGAATTTCTGCATCTGGTGGTGTGACTCTTTCTGGAACGCTTAAAGGTTCTACAGCAACATTTACAGGGGATTTTAATGCAGTTGGTGGAACATTCTCTGGCCAATTAAATGCTCAAAATCTTAAAGTATTGACTGTTGGTGGTAATGAGGGTGGACAATTAGATTTTGGTTTAGCTGCAACTGGAAATAGCCTAACGGGTGGAATTGCAATAGATGTATATCAGAATAAACTTCGATTTTTTGAAACTGGTGGAAACAACAAAGGTGCTTATATTGATTTGACTGCTACTGCATCAAGTGTTGGAACAAATCTATTATCACTTTCATCTGGTCAATCATTCATAGGTTCGAATGTAAATTTGTCCACATCTACTTGGACTGACATAACAAGTTTATCATTAGCGTCTGGAACTTGGATGGTTTCGGTTACTGCAACATTTGGTCGTGGTTCAGGAACAACTGCTCGTACTTTTTCTTTGCAAATTACTGATGGAATCACTACTTATGCATCAGCTTCACACGGTATGGCAGGTGTACAAGGAAATGCAACTCAAGTATCTTGCAATTCAATAATTACTTTGACAAATACAACAACAATTAAAATGCAGGGAACAACAACCGTAACATCAAGCCCAGTTGATTATGCATCTGCTACCGATGTCATTATGGGTGTTAGTAGTGCTACTGGATTAATAGCAGTACGAATTGGTTCATGATATAATTTTTAATTATAAGTTGACAATTTATATTTTAAAGATATAATAGTAATATGATTCTAGAATATTTTAAAGCACATCAAAACGTAGTTGATCCAAATTTTCAAACCCAAATGGCAGCTTGTTTTGATCTTGGTGCTTTTATTCCCAAAGATGAAAAAGTAAAAATTTACGAAGGTAAAGAGTTTACGGAAGTTGAACCTCAATATGACAATGATAAGGAAGATTATTATATCCTTCTCATGCCCGGAGAACGGGCTATGGTGCGTACTGGATTGACATTTAATCTTCCAACCGATTATTCACTTAGAATCCATCCTAGGTCGGGCATGGCGCTCAAATACGGTCTTACCCTCGCTAATTGTGAGGGTGTGGTTGATGAGGACTATACTTATGAGACCAAACTGATTGTATTGAACACAAATACTCAAGACTCTATTAAGATCTATAATAGAGACCGAATTGCTCAGGCTGAACTAGTCAAATATGAGCAGTGCAAATTTGCAGAGATCTATGAACAACCCGGCCTGAAGACAGACCGGGTTGGTGGGTTTGGATCTACTGGAAAATAATTATTTTGGTTGTTCTGTTTCTATTGAAACCGGAGTAACTGTTTTTAATACAGAAGTTGTATCAGGTTCTTCTTCAAGACAATTGATGGGTTTCTTTATTAAATTTCTGTATCCCCACATAATTCCAAGAATGGCCACAGGGCCATACCAGAATAACCAACCATAAGTTGGTTTAACACCGCCGGGTTGTGAAATCTGATCTTTAAGTTGCATCATTACAACATTATCGGCAGTTGTATCTGGTACAATTGAAGGTTCGGTAGAGCAGCCAGTTATGATTACTGTTAATAATAGTGGTTTTAAAAATTTCATTTGGGTACTCCTTATTTGTTACTGGCTGCTGCGGTTCCAAAATAGAAACCTACGATACTCAATAGAACTTCTCTGTTTTCTGATGTCCAGAAGAATCCATTGATTTCTACGAAAGCCTTCTTGGCTGATGCTGGAATTAAACCAAACAATACTTCTGGATTCTTGACATCTACTTCTACGAATGTTGGGACACCAAAGAATGGTAAAATAAATGGTGCTGCAAATGCTCCAAACAATACTGTTAGCACGATTATTTGTCTTACAACTCTACCAGTGTCAAGCGGTACTCTTTGAGCAGCCGAATTTTGATTATCGGTTGTCTGCTTATTTGCTTGGATCATTTGCTGGAACAATTCCTTTTGATCTGCACTCTTTTGAGCGAGATACTTGAAAAGGAATCCAGTAAATCCGCCTCCGACTAAACTTATTAACTCTGGTGAAAACATAATTTACCTCAATTCTTTTGTTCGGATAATTTTATCTCTATTGAGTTCTTGATGTTCAAAAACTCTTCCATGTAAGTTTTTTCTTTTCTCAAATCTGGATCGTAATTTTTGTGCCATTGAATCAACAAAAACCCAGAAATCATGTAACCGCTTTTTAATGGCAAGCAAGCAATATGAGAAATGCATTCATCATCAAAAAAATGTCTCGGTTCTGTATGCTCGGGAAGTTTATCTACAGAAATTATTTTTGCTTTATTTTGAATTATTTCAGTAATCAGTGGACTATACAAAGAACACAAAACATTGTGTAGTCTATGGTTTTGGGAACTGTAAATTTTGTGATGAGATTCGTGTGATACGCTGAATTTATGCATAGAGATGCCATCAGCGAAGTATCCACCGTTATGAAATTGGAATACGCTGGTTCTCATTGAATTTGTTTTGACTCTGAGTTCGGCCAGCAATGCATGAATGTCATTCTGAATTGTGAAAAAGTTTTTGGTTTTCTTGTGCGATTTCCAAAACTTATTTACTCCAAAGAATACTCCGAGTAAACTTGATACCAAAAAAGAAATATTTTCTGTAATTTTTCCGTATTCTAGCATTTCTACCCCAATAAAATATCTTACTTAATATTTAGATTCTTGACCTCCCTTAAATAGGGTGTATACTGCGTACATGACTAGAGACGAATTGTTTCAATTACACCAAACCGTTTGTGGCCGCGCACTAATCATTCTGCAACATAAATCAAATGATTATGCTACAAGCACGGATCCTTTCGCAAATTTTAAGCGTGGAGAAATTTTAGGCTTTTCAAGTGCCGAAAATGGCCTGATGCTTCGCGTTGTGGATAAAATTTCCAGAATTTCTACATTTTTGCAAAAAGGTGAACTAAAGGTTGGAAACGAGACAGTTCAGGATAGCATCTTGGATGTCATCAATTACATGATACTATTGCAGGGAATGCTGGAAGATAAAGAAAAGAAATCATGAAATTTTATACTGCCTGCGCTCTTAAAGGTAACAAGGTTCTTGTTCGTGGCTATCGCAATGGAGAACGTTTTACGGACTCCATTGCTTTCAAGCCATCGCTTTTTATCAAATCAGATAAAGACACCAAGCACCGTACCATGAATGGCATCAAAGTCAAACGCATGACGTTTGACACTCTATATGACTGCAGGCAGTTTCTAGACCAATACAGGGATCTCCCAGATTGTCCTATCTATGGCAACACTGATTTCATCACTCAATATCTCATGGAGACTTATCCGACTGAGGTGGAATACGATCTTTCCCAGATCAAAGTAGCCTACCTCGACTTGGAATGTGAATCTGAAGGCGGATTTCCGGATCTGGACAATCCAAATGAGAGGATTAATCTAGTAAGTATCCGGGTTTCCGGTATTACTTATGTTCTCTCCTTTACACCTATAACTTTGCCTACAGCCAAGGTTATAATGGTCTCAAGTGAGAAGGAACTAATAAAGAAGATCTTTGAAGTCCTTGCCCAGGAAGATGTTGACATTCTTTCTGGTTGGAACATCAAACTATTTGATATGCCCTACATAATTGGTAGGGCTAGACTGTTCTTTGAGGAGAAGGAAATCCAGAACTGGTTGCCGTTTGGTTTGATGAAGGAGCGGGAGACAGACATTGGTGGCAAGAAGTATAAACTGTTTGAGTTCCCCGGCTACACGATCTTGGATTATATGGATCTGTACAAGAAGTTTTCGGGTACGAGTCAGGAAAGTTACGCCCTACAGAACATTGCAAAGGTAGAACTAAATGCTCAAAAACTGGATTATAGTGAGTATGGCTCATTGCGGGAGTTTTATAAGCAAAACTTTCAAAGGTTTGCAGAGTATAACGTCCAAGATGCGGTGCTGGTTGAACAGCTTGACAATAAACTCAAACTGATCGATCTTGCAGTATCCATAGCCTTTGAAGCAAAGATTACATTTGATACTGTCTTCTTTGCAACGCGGATCTGGGAAACGATTTGCTGCGATTATCTTGCTCGTAAACAAATTGTTCCTCCTCTGAAACGCAGTTATGCCAAGGATGACCAGTTTGTAGGTGCATATGTAAAAGACGTAACTCCGGGTCTTTACAACAATGTTGTTAGTTTTGATGCAACAAGTCTGTATCCTAGTATCATTATGCAATGGAATATTTCACCTGAAACCTGTGTTGTTAAGGACTCATCACTGAATGCTGATGACTTCCTCCGAAGCAAGCGCAAGGAAATTCCAGATATGATTGAGGACGCAATCAGCCGAAACGCATCTTTGGCATGTAATGGTAGTATGTTTACAAATAATGTTCGTGGCTTCATTCCTACATTGATTGAGATTACCTTCAACCAGCGCCAAGAAGCAAAGAAGAAGATGATTGCGTTAGAGAAGGAATACGAATCCTCAAAGAATGCAGATCTTCTGCCACGGATTGCTGCTCTGAAGATTCGTCAATCAGTAAAGAAGATTTTGGCGAATAGTCTCTATGGTTGCTTGGGAAATCCTGCATTTACATATTCATCACCTGAGTTGGCTACAGCCGTTACAGTTACGGGTCAGGTAATCATTCGCAAGGCAGAAAATTGCATGAATGATTATATTCAAAAGATTACTAAGACAAATGATGATTATGTTATTGCTGTAGATACTGATTCCGTGTATTTAAATCTGAATCCAATCGTAGAACATATTTCTTCTAAAACTAAGATAGGTAATGTAACAGATTTTATCAATCAAGTTTGTGAACAAAAAATTCAACCTGAGTTCAAGAAAGAAATGGAACTGCTCTCCGCTACTCTTGGATGTTCTGAAAACAAGATCGTGTTCAAGCGTGAAGCAATTGCTTCTGCCGGGATGTTTATTGCCAAGAAGCGATATGCCTTGCTGGTTCAGGATCTGGAAGGTGTTAGATTTACTGAGCCAAAACTAAAGATCATGGGACTTGAAACTGCTCGTAGCAGCACTCCAATGATTGTAAGAAATAAACTCAAGGACTGCATCAAGATTATCTTGACCAAGACTCCAGATGAACTTAGGAAATATGTTGATGAATTCTATAATGAATTCATGAAACTTCCCATCGAAGATATCGCATCTCCACGGGGAGTAAAGGGTGTTCGTCAATATTCAGATCACACATCGATATACAGCAAGGGCACTCCGATTGCAACCAAAGCAGCGCTTCTACATAATGCATATGTCAAAAAACTTGGTCTCGATAAAGAAATTCCACCTGTCAAGGAAAATGACAAGATAAAGTTTGTATTCGTTAATGTTCCAAATCCGTATGGTATGTGTGGGCGAGATGCCGTTATTGGATTCATCGGTAAGGCTCCAGTACAGTTCAATCTTGAAAAGTATGTTGACCGCAAGAAACAGTTTGAGAAAACATTCAATGAACCTCTTGATAATATATTGAAAGCAATCAATTGGTCAATAAATGAGCAACTGACACTTGAATCCTTCTTCATTTGAGATATAATTGATATATGGATTATAATACTCCACAATATAGTGTCTTCGATAAAGATAATGATGAAGTTGAACAGGCTATAAAAAACATGTATAAAAGTAGATATAAAACTTATAAACAGTCTGTACTGCCCAGTCAGAAAATACATGAAGATAAAAAAATTCAGTATCCTCTGCTAAACAAAGATCAAATAATTGCTGATCTCAAAGAAGAGATTGAAGATCTCAAGAAAGAGATTGAGATGTTGAAGGCTATGAACGAGGAATAATAAGATATGGTTAAAAAATTTAAATCCAGATATGGTGATGAACGAATTCTCACTCTCCTTGAAGATGGATCTTATCGAGTCGAAGGTAGGACGCTTTATACTCGCCACGGTGATGGGCTATTTGATTTTGAAGGTGGCCCATGCTTTATGGTTGGTGATAGACTTCTTAATGTTGATGATGAAGTAATCATTGAATCTCTTAAAATTGACGAAAGCGTAGTTGACAGTGACTACGCAGCTGTTATTATTAAGACTAGAAAGGCAAAACGTGGCAAAGCGCGCTTCTAAGAAAAAGTTTGGTACCCTACTAAGACATAGGCATGAGTATTCTATTCTAAAAGAATCAGAAGATGATTTTAAGAAAAGAATAACTGGAATGCCCGTATATCTTTTGCTTATGGAATATAAAAACATTTGCGAAGAGTATGGCATTGAATCTCATAAAGTTAAACATGAATGGACTGAGACTATTTCTAAGATTTATGAAAGATTGAATCTTGTCCAAAAAGAAATTATGCACACTGTACATCACATGTATGACAACATGTTGATGTCGGATTATTACGCAGATCAAGCATATCAAGAAAAGGAAAAGAATGTCAAAGTATCTAAAAAGCCTGTTAAGTAAAATTGATAATCCAGACGCAAGTTTAGTATCTGAAGGAATTGATGGTGCAGATGTATCCGGGTTTATTGACACCGGATCTTATGCATTGAATGCCTTATTGTCTGGCTCGATCTTTGGTGGATTGCCAAACAATAAGATCTCTTGCTTGGCAGGAGATCCGGCAACAGGAAAGACCTTCTATGCGATTGGTATCGCAGGCCAATTCCTGAAGGATCATAAAGATGGTGTTGTGATTTATTTTGATACCGAACAGGCAGTTACATCTGACATGTTCAATGCGCGTGGTGTTGATCCTGAACGCATTGCGGTAATTCCTGTTGCCACAATTGAAGAATTCAAGACGCAATCCCTCAAGATTGTGAATGACATTCTTGAGCAGCCTGAGGACGAGCGAAAGCCAGTATTCATGATTCTTGACTCACTTGGTATGTTGTCTACCCGTAAAGAGATGACTGACTCTGCTGAAGGCAAAGATGTTCGTGATATGACCAAAGCACAACAGACCAAGGCAACCTTCCGTGTTCTTACATTGAAATTGGGCAAGGCAAAGATTCCTATGCTTATGACAAATCACACATATCAGGTTATTGGTGCTTATGTACCAACTAAGGAACTTGGCGGTGGTATTGGTCTTAAATACGCAGCCAGCAATATCCTAACACTCTCCAAGAGTAAGGACAAGACTGATGAAGGTGTAGTTGGAAACTTCATTAAGTGCACCAACTACAAGAATCGTTTTGTCAAGGAGAACATGAATGTTGAAACTCGCTTGAACTATACTTCCGGTTTGAGCAGATATTATGGCTTGACCGATTTGGCAATGAAGTATAATATATTTAAGAAGGTTTCAACCAGAGTTGAACTTCCTGATGGAACAAAAGTATTTGAAAAGAACATTGATGATGAACCTGAAAAGTATTTTACAAAAGATATCTTGGAAAAACTTGACGCAGAGATTCAAAAGGATTTCAAGTATGGACAAGGCACCTGAATTTATTTTCCTTCCCGAAGAATCTTTGGACATAACACAAACATGTCCAATAAAAATAATTTCAGGGGAATTCAAGGATATTGTTTATCGTTATGGTAAAATTTCCTTTCAAGAAACTGAAAATGATGGATTGAACATTACAATGGATATTGAAATAATTCGTGCTCCTGAAGGATTTGATAAACAAAGTTCAGAATTCACAAAAGCCACTGGTAATATTTTTGTTAAAATTATTGAAGAACAAGTCGATTCCGAACCATCTGATTTGGAAGCGGATGTTCACGAAGAACGTTTGGACAACTCCTAATTAAGTGATATACTAAAAACATGGAAACAGTAATTCTCAAGAACCTAGTTCTCAATGAGGACTATGCTCGCAAGGTTGTTCCTTTTCTGCAGGAAGAATACTTCCACGATAAAGCAGAGAAGACAGTCTTCAATATCGTAAGCAAGTTCATTCTCAAGTACAACAGCATTCCAACCAAGGATGCTGTTATGATCTCTCTCGGTGACGAGAAGGGTCTCGGAGAATCAGAATTCAAGAAGTGTTCTTCCATCACCGATGAAATGTACAAGGAAGGCGAGAAGTCAGATACCATCTGGCTTGTCGAGAACACCGAGAAGTTTTGCAAGGAAAAGGCCATATACAATGGTATCATGGCATCGATTGGTATTATTGAAGGAAAAGACAAGGAGCAAACTCAAAATGCAATTCCAGAGATCATGTCAAAGGCTCTTTCAGTATCTTTTGATACCCGAGTTGGTCACGATTTTCTCGAAGATGTTGATGAGCGTTATGAATATTATCATCGTGTCGAAGAGAAAGTTCCTTTCGATCTTGAAATGTTTAACGTCATTACCAGAGGTGGTGTACGTAAAAAGACGCTGAATGTAGTCATGGCTGCATCGGGTGTAGGCAAGAGTGCGTTCCTGTGCCACCATGCTGCTGCGTGTCTATCTCAAAATCTTAATGTTCTTTACATTACACTTGAGATGGCTGAAGAGGAGATTGCAAAGAGAATCGATGCAAATCTTCTTGACAGCGATATGCATGTTCTTGAGCAGATGCCTCTTGAAAAGTATGAGAGCAAGGTAGAGGCTCTTAAGCGTACATGTCGCGGAAAGTTGATCATCAAGGAATATCCAACCGCCGCAGCGAACGTGACACACTTCCGCAATCTGATGGAAGAATTAAAAATCAAGAAGAAGTTTATGCCAGATGTTATCTTTGTTGATTATCTGAATATTTGTTCATGTGCACGTTTCAAGATGGGTAACGGCATGAACAGTTATACCTACGTCAAGGGTATCGCAGAAGAACTTCGTGGTCTCGCCAAGCAGTTCAATGTACCGCTGTGGACAGCCACGCAGGTAAACCGTGAGGGCGCAAAGAGCAGCGACATGGAGATGACTGATACATCTGAAAGTTTTGGTCTACCACAAACTGCAGATTTTTTCATTGCCTTGATTGAGAATGAAGAATTGGCCGAGGCCGGCCAATTGATGGTCAAGCAATTGAAGAATCGTGGAAATGATACGACCAAGAATCGCAAGTTCTTGATTGGTGTAAATAAATCAAAGATGAAATTTTATGATGTCGATAATAGTAACAATAACCTTGTTAATTCTAATAATACTGAGGAAGAAGGATTCGGATCAGGATCAGACCCGATAACATTTGATTCCAAATTTGGAAAGCGTAAGAATAAGACAGTCAACTGGACTTTTGAAGACGCTGGCAAATGAGTATATATATTGACAAGAAGTATGTTAACATGGTATCCGGTTCACTTCAGAAGTTTAAGTGGAAAAAGGATAATCTAGCCACATGCAGATGTTTTAAATGTGGCGACTCAAAGAGAAATAAGTCCAAGACAAGGGGATATTTCTTTGAGCATAAAGGAAAATATGTTTACAAATGCCACAATTGCGGCCTTTCTTGCAATCTATACGGTGTACTTGAAACTATTAGCCCGACACTCTGCAAAGAGTATGCATTTGAAAATTTTAAAGACAAGAGCCCGGAACCAATTGAAGAACATAAACAAGAAATACGGCAACCCATGTTCACCAATTTGGGAACTAGACTCGATCTACTCGATGAAGATCATAAAGCAGTAAAATATGTTAAGTCTAGAGAAATTCCAAAAGAAAAGTATAGCAGCTTTTATTACTGCGCTGATTTCAGTAGGATCATGGCGGATTTTGATCGTCAAGGAACCAAAGAAGATAGACTCGTCATTCCGTTCTATGACGAGGATGGCTCACTACTTGGCATACAGGGGAGATCCTTTGAAGAAAAGAAAGATTCAATACGTTACATCACCCTCAAGAAAGACGGCGAGGAACGGCTTTGGTACAACCTAGATAAGGTAGACCCCCGTGAAACTGTTTATGTTACGGAAGGACCTATTGACTCCATGTTCATTCCAAATGGAGTTGCAATGCAAGGAGCAGGATGGTTGGACACACTTCCTGCAAAGATTGAAAAGTCAAATATTGTTTTTGTTTTTGACAATGAACCAAGGAATGCCGAGATTGTTCAGTTGATTGGAAAATATATTGAGGCTGGAAGAAACGTAGTAATCTGGCCTCCTGAAATAGAAAAGAAAGACATTAATGACATGGTTAAAGTTTATGGAATCAACACAACTGTTAAACTTGTA